GATATAGTTATCAGGCACCTTGTCTCTAAAAGCAGAGTCAAGACTCAAACTTTGAGCAGCACTTAAAACAGATGGCAAATCAGCCACCGAGCTACTCTCAAGAACGTGCTTTAAGCACTGATAGACTATTGCATTTTCCTCAAATACAAAACATCCTACATCAATAATTCCATCTACATCAATAAAAGCGTCAGCTCCATGCTTAATCATACCAGCTAACACAGCTCTCTCAGAAGCTACACTACATATCTTTTCTTCTTTCATTATCCACCTACGCATCTACCACAACGATAAAAAGTTCCATAAACTGTACCCTGCTTGACTTCATCCTCAGCACCACAGGTGTGACATTTTACCTTCACTGTCTGTGCTGGAGGTCTATTTCGTGGGGTCGGAACATAATCTGGGGTAGAGTCGGCTTTGGCTTTATGATCTTCGCCTGTATCTACAAAGGTGTTTTTTCCTACTACAATTTGTTCTTTCTTTGTGTATTTTGATTTTTCAGATGTTTGTCTTCTAATAGGAGCTGTAAAGTCTTGATACTTATTTACTTGCTCTTCTTGCACTTCTGGCATCGGCTCTTGCACTTCTTGGCTTTTGACTTCTTCTTTCGTTTCTCTTGTGACTCTTTCTCCAGTGAGGCTTTGGTATCCATCAATAACTTGTTCCATATCATTATCCAAGATTCCTTTCTTGATTTTATCTAGAGGTGTCATAGTTTCTTATCCTTCCTAGTCTTTCTAATCTGTCGCTATATGATCTTAAGTCTTCTAACTTTTCTTTAATCATAAAGACTTTGTACTCAGCGAACCTTCTTGTCTTGTCAACCTTCGTGGCAAAATCATCAGACATAATAATAAGCTCAACCTTCTGTTCGTATTTAGTATACTTATCATATTGGTCTGAATTTTTAGCGACAATTCTTTTTATAGTATCTTTACACCACTTAAATATAGACTCATGATAACCTAGCCTAGATACTACATAAGTAGTGTAGGTTGTTACTAGACAGGAAGCTATATACAAATCGGAAGCGCTTAATTCTTTTAAGTCTTCAGCTTTGAAGTTTAGTATTGTTTTTACTTCATCGTTGATATCTGCATGATATAAACCTTCTTCCTCAGTGTACCTAACGAGGTATTCATGTAGTTGGTTTAAATCAACAATTGAGTAGGGATTCTCGCCACTCATTTTCAGACTCCGAATATTTTAACGCAACAAATTTTATTGAGTTTAGCTTGCACCAATTTTCTTTGTTTTTATCTCTGGCTAGAGACTTGTAGAAATCTAATTTGGTTTTATGAAAATGTACAGTAAACTCGTAGTGTTGCTGACCGTGAATTTCTACAACTAGGTTTTGATTCGGAATAAAGAAGTCTGCTCGAAGGATGCTTGAAGATCCTTTATTTGAGCCGGGAAGTGAAACTTCCTCATATATACTATCATACGGAAAGACTCCACGCAAGATTTTTTTTGCTTTTTTATGAAGTTTAGATTTGTGGCGAGTGTCATCGCCATAGACGTAGTATTTAGAAAAGTTTATAGACCTCTCTCGACCGTCAAATCCATTTACTTTCATCCGAATATTTCTTTATGTTCTTTCTTTAATTTTTCCCACAGGTTATTTTCGTTTAGATATTCTAAACACTTTTTGTAGCCTTGGCAGCTTGGGCCTCTTTCTTGATCTTCTTCTTTTACAAAGTTTAAATAGTACCAAGCTCCAGCCTTTTCAATCAATAGTGGTATTTCAGAACACTGGTCTACCAACTCTTTTCTCCAGTCAAGACCCTTGCCATATCTAAGATAGCTTGTAACAGGAGTGTTTGGAAAGCCACCGGCATGTGATGTAACTACTTTCCAGTTAACCTCTTGTCCTACTATTTCGTTACTTTCTTCCCAAGGTCTAGTGTGTGTTATATGTAATATGTAGTTTGCCGCATATTTTAGTTTGTTACCACCATCAACCATAGTCGTTGACCTTGTGTGTGGATTAGAGTCGGCAATTATATGATTGATAGAAATCACAACAGCTCGTTGTTGTGGAAGTATGTGTGCTATCTTTTTAGTAAAAGAAGACATCATCTTCATCACTGGATTTCTAAACTGTT